CCTTTCAGATAAAACTGATTGGCCAGTGAGACACATGAGGCTAGACCATGAACATCAGTCCGGTCTGTCGGAAGCATGCGACGAACGTAGACAGGAGTTACGTCCACGCCGTCGTACGCATCCATACCACAAGACTCTCGGAAGTTTCCTTCCCAGAAAGACTTATGGCTATTGACTTTGAATCCGAAAGAATTCAGAGTCTGACAGACCAGGGGTGCCTCGTCTACGGGTACGATCAAATCGTCACCGTAGACGTAAACCCCGTTGCTGTACTTTCGAACAGTAGCGGGAGTGACGGGTACTCTGGCACTCAGGATCCTGGCAGAGACGATTGCGGTAAAAAACGCGACCGACTCAACTGGGAAACAAAGCGCGGAGCCCATAGACGCGAACTTACGAAGCGGCATAACAAGACCGCTGGGTAGGGACGCTCTCGTCGAGCGACATGCAAAAATCTGCTTCCGCAAAGCGGGAACCGACTCAAGCATGCGCCAAACGAGATAAGAAGAGACTCGATCACTGGCCTCCGACATGTCTAGGGTCGCAAGATCCTTGGACACTGAGGATGACAGTGCTAACTTGGCATTTACGTCCTGACGAGTGAAATTCACCCGACCGGACATATAAGCACTCGAGTGCTCAATTCGAGGCTTTAGCCAAGAAGCGATCGCTTGCTGTATGTATTGCATGCACACAGGTTCGATCGCAATGACACGAGGACTCTTCTGAGTCTTAGGGACAAAGACCACCCTTACGGGGGTCTCGTCCCGGGCGCTGGGCATCGTAACCTGGATTCGTGAATCATCGTAGTCGAAGTTCCGGATCGAACCGATCCCAAACTCCGAAAACGGAAACTCACGTTCAAGTCTTAAGGGCCAGGATGGGAACTTGTACTTACGGTTCCCTCTAAGACCCTCTTGAGTTGTTCCAGGGCCATGTCTAGGAACGAATTCGGTAAATGGATCCCCAAAAGGGGTCCCACGAACCAAATCGCTCCAAATGAGGCGGCTAACGCGACGAAATACGTCAACCGACTCATTGCAAAAGACATGGGCACGAAGCTCAGACTCACATTGGACGAAGGCGGTCTCGGCAGCTCTCTCTCTCCGTGGTGAACACGGGAGTTTGAGCTTCTTCGCGAAAAGGCAAATCTGTCTAATCGCAAAGACGCAATCCGGATCGACTTCGGCCAAGAGTACTCCATCAGGACCAAAAATCCTATCCATGTACCCTCCGAGAAATCGGGGGCAGCATGTTCCTCTCCGAAATTTAAACTTCGGAAAGAGAGCTGGCGATAGGCGTCCGATCTCGAGGGCTCTTTCGAGCCCTTGAGCGTAGGACGGAAGAGTGATAGTGAGAAAGCTATCACCTTCATTTAAGGTCCTCCGCGTGACGGTAATTACGTCACGTTTGGGGTTGGCACCACACCTCCTGGCACAGTCATGTACCAGGTGCACAAGGAGTTCTACGAGGCTTTTCAGGGAACCCTCCTTTCAAGGAAGGAAGCCCTCCAAGGCTCGTCGTTCCTCTCGACCCGGAAACGGGGACCTAGGTCTCGCCGCCGATCACGCGTTCGATGGACAGAGGCAGGTTCGCGTCAGTCTTTATCATGAGACTGGCGAGAGCCATAATCTGACCTTCGATCGCAGTGATTGCGGCACCAGGGTACCCGAGATCGATAGCCCCAGAAGTGGGGACATCGACAACGAGGTAGACGGATTGGGAAAACCGCGAATTGTTTCCGTCGACAATCAGGTCGGGCGTTAAACCGGAAAGGTTATACCTCACGGTATAGCGATTCCGGCGTCCGAACTGGTGGCCGACGAAGACATCGTGGGTCGTCCCTTCAGTCGCCTCTGTGAACCGGTACAGCGAGTGGTCACTAGCACGTTCGATACAAGCGAAGGTTTTATCCCTCGAAGTGTCGGCCGTGATGGTGGTCCATTTCGTTGTCAAAACGAGAGGATCGGCAAGCATCGAAAGCTCCTTGTGAATGTTAAAACCTCAGGCGGGAAACGCCTAAGGCAGCGAGGATCGCCCACTGCCGAGCTGAAAAGCTGGTAGAGGTCAATCCGAAACCATAAGGAGAGGCTTGCTTTCTCGTGTTCTGGTTCTCTTTACGATAATACAGAACCGAGTCAGAACCGGCGGGTACGGAGAACTGGACGCCGAATGGCGCCGCAGAATACGCATCCCACTGGTTACTAATGCTAATAGTGTAAAGAGTCTCTTGACTCTCCATACTAAAAGCATTAGTCAAGGTCTCGTTCTCGACTGCATTTGCGATCGAGTTGGACAAAATGTCCCCCACGTTCGTAAACCAGTCGATAAGCCAGGACCACGGCATGAGATCCCAGATCAGTTTGGGGGTGAATTCACCACCAGACAGAACTGTACGAGCTCGTGCCGTCCAACGATCCGACCCGATGTCTGGAACGTAGTACCGGAAGGTACCACATTGCCAAACAAGAGTTGAAACAGATTTCTGGTAGTGGTAATAACAACTGCCAGGAATACTGTTGATATCAACGTCAGCGCAGCCTGTAGGCCCGCCGACGACGTATCCCTCAAGGGAACTATGGCCGCCAATCGACAGATTGTCAAGTCTGCCGAAAGGCTGAGACAGAGTCCCAATAGCGAGGTCAACTGGATCGCTGATGGTCAACTCTTTCTTCGATCGCTTCCGGATGGACAGACC